ACTGACTTCACTTCTGCTGTAAAATCTGGCATAAGACCAAACATTTTACCAAAAGCAAATTCACCAGCATATCCCATCAAACTAGTATCTTCTGGAGAAAGACTTGTATTAAATTTTAATTCTCTTGCTCCAAATTTTTTGTTTTCTACTTGTTTTGCTGCTACCCAAGTTCTTACTATATCTTGTTCAACTGGATTTAATGTGCAGACTTTACCGATATTTGACATTTGAGTAATCGTTATTTTGACGAAATACTCTCTTTCCTAATTACTATTTGCTCTTTATTATTACTTAGATTTTCTAGCCCTAACAATTATGTAAATACTTTTTATATTATAATTATATAATCTGCTCTACATTTTGTCAAGTGGTTTATTAGGTTATTTATATTATAATTATAAATCCTAACTAAATTCTTGTCAAGTGATTTATATTATAATTATAAAATCTAACTAAATTTTTGTCAATAGTATTTTAAAAATTAGTATTTCTAATCTTTTTCTATAATGATTATATTTCCCCAACCACCATTTTTACCCCAAGTCCTAACTTCATAAATAACTGTTCCATTACAAGAAGATTTAAAAGGATAACCAAAATCTGTATTTCCTCCTCCTAAACCATTTACATCAACTCCTGGATGAAAACCTGCTCCATAATTCTGAAGCCAAGAATATCCAAAATTTCCAACATCCATTTTTCTTTCAAACATCTTTTCAAAATTAATCTTTTTAGGATTATTATAATACTTTTTTACTTTATCTTTTGACCAATTATTAACATATTTAATTATTTCTTGGATAGTTAATCCTTCAGAAATTCCAAAATGTAAATGAGCATAATATTGTCCATTTCCATCTCCAATTGTTCCGATTGGTGTTACATATTTCTTAACTTTCCAACCTTTTTTAACTAAATTTTTGTCCATATGAGCATAAATATGATATTCTTTTGCCATAAATTTTTATGAATTATTAAATTTTATTTATAAATAACCTAATACTGATGATTTTAAAATTTCTCTTATTGTTATAAATCCTTTATGATAATTTCCATCTGAAATTATAATAGTCTTATCTTTAACTTCTTCTACATAAATTAAATGACCTACTGGACCTTCTAAAGTAACACCAATTAATCCTTTTTCAGCAATATTAGTTTTAATTTTATTTTTCTTTTCAGTCAAAGTATTAAAACCTTGTCCTATATCTGGTCTTTTATTTTTAGCATAATCTACACAATTATAGCCTAAATCTGAAGGAATTTGTTTAATAATTTTATGTATATTAGTTTTATACTCAGATTCTTTGATTTTAATTAATTTTTCTTCTTTTTTTTGAAAAATAAATGGTTGATTATAATCTAAAAAACTAGGGAATATTTCAATAGTTTCTTTTAATTCAGAACTAGAAACTTTTTTACAAAATAGAATAAATATTATTATACAAATAAATACAATAATAATAATTTTTTTAATAA